CTGTCCGCTTCAGCGGCCCTGGACGCCGTTTGGACGCCAAGCTCCGCATTGTGGAAGCGGCACAGGAAACGGCAGTTTGCCAACACACTCTCACCTCCGAAGGCAACAGGCGTTGGATAGTGATCGAACTCTGCACCAACGGAGCAGCATTCGGGTAGCTCACACATACCTCCAGATCGCTTCAGAATGGCGACCCGGACGGCTTTAGGGAACGCTTTACGCGGGTCTATCCAATCAGGTTTTCGCTGCATTTGACTGCATTTCCACAAATTGCCGGTAAGTCGGCCAAGTCTTCATTAACGTCTCAAAGCGAGACTGTGATACTGGCTCAACCCACTCGTCTTGTCCATGCACCACGAAATAGTTAGTCACACGGCCATTGTGCATAAAGCCAGGCTTGCCGCTTTCCGGAGATAGCATTGGCAGGCCACCAGACCGCAATTCGTTGCTAACCAAGTTTGGGCTGACGCCATTCCAGCGCTTGAACTCCGGATATTGCATGAACAGATCCGGAAACATGAGCGTAATTTCGTCGGCGCTATACCAAGGCCGAACGGTTACTTCCGGAAAAGTCCGAAGGATTGATTGAGCATAATCCTTGCTTGCTTTGGACGCCGTTGACGTTGGCAGGACAGTATCGGACGCCCACGTTAACGCATCGCTTATCCAGTGCGCAATGTAATTCTGCTTGGACTCTCTCATATCGTGCGCAAGACGCACAAAAGGTTTCATGCCTTCACGATACGCAACGCGGGCTGCTTGCGTCATGGGAGCCATTGCGGGCGGCTTGAAGTTGCTTACGTCGCGGTTCAGCAGGTAGTGACCAAGGTGCCGCGCCTTGCCTGATTGTAGCCATTCGTGGAACGCTTCAATAACGCTTGAGTCAACCGGACGCGCTGGCAGCGTGAAAAACAGGTCCGAGTTTTGCAGCAACCTGTCCTTGCCGTTTGGTAGAGTGCAGACAATGAACATGCGGCTGGTCTCGTTTCGGGAAAACGAACGCTGCTTTTCGGCATCATTGATTACCCGCGCGTCAGGCGAGAGAATGATCTGGCACATGACTTGGCCGCTGATACGGTCCTCAAGCCCGTTGCCGGTGCCGTTCATGACGCCAATGACCGCGTTGCGCATCCACGCCTTGTTTGTGGAGCGAAGATGCACAACACCGAAGCGCACGGACCAAGGGGCAAACGCTTCGTAAATTGCGCCAGCCCAGAGATCGGCAGGCAGGCGTTCTCCAACAATTGCTGCCGCGTATGGGATATGCACCATCGGGTTCTGCACATGCCAGGCGATCAGATCCAACAACCACTCTGCGTCGTCCGGAGCGCCCGCAAAAGCCTTTTCCGTCAGGTCTAGGAATGGCTGAATGTCGCCGGGAGTGGTGTTCCAGCCACGCCATGTATTGAGATACAGGACGCCATCTTCCTCAAACGTAATGGGTCCACCCGGCATGAAGCGGAAGTCATCGACTGACTTGTGCCAGCCAGCCTCAATAAACTCTCCGACCGCACCTTCGTGATCGTCGCACGCAAGCGCGCAATTCTCTCGCATCCAAGGCACGGCGTTCTTGAAGCTGGGAAGAACTTTTCCGGTTTCAGTGTCGACCAAGCGCATCGAGCGCCTGACGTAAACAAGCCTATTTGCCAGGAATTCCAGCAACTCCTGCCTTGTCTGCCGGTTTCTCGTCAATCCATGTATTGCCATATTTCTCTATTGCCTCCAGAGCAGCGTATCCAGCGTTAGCGCTCGCAATTACCTTTTCCGCCACTGACGCGGGCGCATGAGATAACGCATGAACATTCATGCCGCAATCAATGTAATACCACGTAAGCAACCTTTGTGCCGCCGTTTTTGCATCCTGCCCAAGCACGTATGCAGAAACGACTGTCTTCGCGTCATTGCGGCAATCTTTGGGCTGAACATCAGGACTGCGCGTGCGCGAGATAGCTACAGAAACTGCATTAACAACCTGCTTGTCGTGAAGGTTGATTGTAGTCTTGCGCCGAACGCGGTCACTGGGGATCAAAGTCGGCATCAAGAATCTCCACAGTTGGTGTTACGTTAACCATTTTTGAATCAAGCTCAATAAGCAATTCTGCAACGCTCTTTTCTCGCTCGACCATGATTTTCTCCGGCTGAACAATCTTGCCGTAGATCTTTTCGATGAACCACTTAGGATCTTTCACTGCTTCAGCGGCCATGAGTTCTTCTCCGCCAATAGCCTCAAAGACCCGCTGCACCACTACGCGCGGCAGTTTTGAAGTCTCGATTAAGCCGTTTGGCCCTTCGGTAAGTGCAGGCGGTTTCGTAAGCATAATATCCCCTCTGTGCAATTATAGCATAAACGATGCCATAGAGTTATGCAATAATGCAAACCTGATATGCAAAATAGCATATTGCATTATCGGAAACATGCGCTACATTCCGGTTACTCTGTGGTCGGTTAAATAAACCCCAATGCAAATTGGCGACGGCAGCGCAGAGTGTGCGGACACGAAGGCCAAGAGCAGCTTTCCTTTGCACTAGCACAGACTGTGGGGCGTCGGCCCTGTGCATCCCCGCCCGTAGCGATAGGGGGAAATACCGACAGGGACCGGCCAATGGGTTCCTTGAAGCAGATCGCATGTTTACCGGGCGGCTCCCCAGGTAGACCCCGATGGCACCTCGCTCGGCTCGTCCGTGACAGTGCATAGGGCGGGAAGCAACTCTGGACCCGAAAGGGCCGGGGCTACTTCCCCTTTACCCTCGGACCTGCTCTCTCATCCGAAACAGTTAACTAGACTCACTTAGACTCTAGCACAGACTCAGACTCTAGACTCTAAGACTGAATCGTGTTACTAACGTATAGAGCGGGAAAATACGAATTGCACAGGCTGGTTAATTGACAGCCTTCCCATTTCATGGCACTTTCAAATCGAGCCATGTTGTCCACGCATACCTCCCGCTGCGTGTCCCCGATCCACAGTCACAGACGACATGGCTCATCGGAGGACTAATGGGGCCGCTTAAATCGCCGGATGAACTTATGCCTGATGCGTCGTTGATTCGGCGTATGGGAGAGTATCGCACCGACCTAGAGCGTCACGCACGAGAATGCCTCAAGATCCGAAACAAAGAGGGAAAACTTGTCCCGCTTCTGTTCAATCCGCTTCAGCGCATTACCCACATTGAGGCTGAAAAGCAGAAAGCCGAAACAGGCCGTGTTCGCGCGATTGTGCTGAAATACCGTCGCGGCGGCGCCTCAACCTACATTCTGGGGCGCGGCTATTCACGGTCCACCCTTCATCACGGCGTCTCGGTCGCTATCATGGCGCACGTTTCGCAGTCCACGAACGCCCTTTACCGCATCGTGAAACGCTTTCAGGACAACAACCCGATTGCGCCGCCTCTCTCCACGTCAAACGTGAAGGGTCTGGAGTTTGCCGGTATGGATAGCCGTTACGGCGTATTCTCGGCAGAGAACGAGGAAGGCGGGCGCGGCGATGAAGTCAGCTTCCTGCACGTCTCTGAAGCCGCATACGCTCCGAACCTTGAAGGTCTCATGTCGGGTATCGGTAACTGCGTCTCTGACGTGCCTGGAACAGAAATCTGGCTGGAATCAACGGCCAAGGAGCCATTTGGCGACTTTTATGACCGCTGCATGGATAGCCTGGCTGGCGCTGGCGAATACAAGCTGATTTTCGTGCCCTTCACCAAAGATCCGTCCTGCTCTGCAATCCCTCCGGACGATTTTGAGCCTAACTTTGAGCGTGAGCATGAGGCTTTCCCTTCCGAAGCAGAACTTATGGAGATGCAGGGCCTGACGCTAAACCAGATCTTCTGGCGTCGCCGCAAAATGGGCGGGCCGCGCAATATCATCAAGTTTTCGCGCGAATACCCGATTACAATTCAGGACTGCTTCAGCGCCATTGACGACTCCGCATTCATTTCACCTCTTGACATGCTGCGCGCAAGAAACGCCAAGATTGAGCCTTATGGTTCGATTATCATGGGCGTGGACCCTTCTGGCGACGGTAAAGACCGATTTGTGATCTCCGTGCGTCAAGGGCGTAAAGTCCTGAAGATCGCAAGCCGCACCAAGGTAAAGTTCAACGAAGGTATTGAGTTCATCAAGTCCATGATGCTCGAATACAAGCCTGATCGCGTGAATATCGACTGCGGCGGCGGCGGTAACGGCGCCGCATACTCGTCTGCATTGCGTGATGATCCGGAACATGCCGAAATTGTTCGCGGCGTAAATTTCGGATCCACAAGCCAAGCCAAGATGGCTAACCGTGAAAAGCCTGGCCCGGTTGACCGAAAGGCCGAAATGGCCGGTCGCCTCAAGGATATGCTGGAATCCGTCGAGGGTATGGATCTTCCGGACCAAGAAGACGTTCAGGCTGACTTTTGCGCAGTTAAGCGTGAGTTTACCAGCCCTGACGGCGACTGGCGCCTTGTGCCAAAGAAAAAGCTAAAAACCCGCTCTCACGACTTGTTTGACTCCATCGGCCTTACTTTTGCTGACAAATACGTTGCACAGTTGCATGGTGTCTCTGGCGGTGATATTAACCTTAACGATCAACGGACACGCGCCATAAAAGGCGTTCCGCCCGAACACGCAGGCTGGATGAGTTAGTATGCCACTCAAGAACATGAACACGCTCACACTGGACGGCTTCAAAGACGAGGAAGAGTTCTGCACATTTGTTCGGGATGCGCGGCAAAACGATTTGGACACAGACCGGCGCAGTCGTGATCGTGGCATTGACGACTCCCGCTATGCCGCTGGTTTTCAATGGCCTATCACAGACTATCAATGGCGCGTAGAAAACAACATTCCCGCCATGACGTTCAACATGGTTCCTTCACTGCTCCGGCACCGCCTGGGCGCCCGCGCCCGTAAGCGCATTGGGCCAAAGATCACGCCGATGAACCCCGGCGAGCGCTATGACGGCGTTGCGCAGATCCGAACGGGTCTTATCCGCAACATCGAACTGAATAGCGACATGACGATTGTGGACTCCATCGTCTCGCAAAACCAGCTTATCGCCGGTATCGGGAATTACGAAGTCTCCATCGAATACTCGAACGCTGACGTTTTCGAGACTGACATTGTATTCCGCACGGACTCGAACCCTTGGTCAGTGATCTGGGACGGCCAATCAACCGAACCGACCGGACGCGACGCGCGGCACGTCATCAAGGAAACCGTCGTCACCCGCAAAGACTTCGAGAAAATGTTTCCGAACGCGCAGGCAATCGACATTGGCACAAACCCCGGCAGCGTCATGGTTAGCCAATCCGGCGTGACCACTGACGGTCGCGGCGGCGTGCTTTCCGAGTGGGTCAACGAAGAAACCGTTCGCATCGCAATCGTCTGGGTTATGCGGGAGCGCATGAAGAATATTGCCCTCCTGACAAACGGGGACGTTGTTGAGATCGGTGACATACCACCCGAACAGTTTGCCATTGAAGACGGAAACGGCGGCTTCCATACCGTCGTTCAGGACAAAAACGGCGAATACAAGTCACGTGAATCTCCGGTTAAATACGCCAAGGGCTACCTGACCAACGGCGTCGAAATCCTCGGTGAGCCATACGAAATGCCAATTGACCGCGTTCCTATCGTGCGCGTCCCGGCATGGCTTATCAACACGGGCGACCGCATCGAGCGCTTCGGCATGATTAACTTTGCCAAGGACGCACTGACGTTCTACAACTACGTCAAGTCTGACCGCATCGAGCGCATCGTCTATCGTAACCGCGCCGCATACGAAGCGCAGGAAGACGCACTGTCGGCAGAGCAGCAGAAACTCTACGCCAACTCGCACAAACTTCGCGGCGGCGTCCTGAAGTATCGCGGCACGAAGCCGGACCAGGTTATGCCGCCACCCGTTGACCAAGCGGCGATTCTTGAGACGCAAGCGGCTCAAGAGTCGATCTACGACATTTTCGACATTCGACCCGGCCTTGCTGGAGGCCAAAGCCAGACCGCGCCTTCCGGTATCTCGCTGGAGCGTCAGCTTGATATTACTGACACTGGCGGTCTCATCTATGACGAAATGCTGCTTTGCTCAAAGCGGGAACTTTATCGCATCGCGAACCAGCTTATCTCGACCGTTTATGACTCTCCGCGTATCGTCAAGATCGTTGGCGAAGACGGCAAGATCCAGGAAGCTATCCTGAACAATCCGGAAAACCCGGAGAGTATCGACATAACGCTCGGCAAGTATGCGGTTGACGTTTCGACCGGGCCAAGTTTCGAGACACAGCGCGTCCAAGCCATTTCAATGATCGAAACGGCAATGAATGCAAACCCAGATATTATCCCGGTCGCGCTTCCGAAGTCTCTGAAGCTGATGAACGTGCCCGGCATGGAAGATCTCATCCAAGCCCTTGAAAAACTTGGCGGAATTGCTGAAGGCACTGAGGAAGAACAGGCAGAAGCCGCCGAAATGGCGCAACGCGAGCAGGCTATTCAGCAGCAAATGATTCAACTGGAATTGCAGTCAAAAGAGTTCCAGAATCAGAAACTGCAAGCCGAAGTCGAAGCCAAGATGGCTGAAGCACAATACAAAATTCGCACCGCAGAAACGGCCCTCATGGAGGCGGAAACCGGGCGTATGGAGGCCGAAGAACGGGCGCGTAAGTCGGAATCTGACACACAAGAGCGTTTCGTAAAGATGAACGAAATGGAAGAACGCATTAACCTGCTAATCGCACAGACCGATAAAGTGTATGCTGAAATTAACAGGATCAATAACCCAGTCCCAAAACCAACCGGAGGTAACTCAAAATGATAGACATTACTCAAATCCAGGACACGCCTAGCGCATCCGAGTTCATCGTCCCAGCCGACGTTATTGACGCTGCGACACCCAAGATAACCACGCAGGGCGACATTGAAGTCGAAGCCGTTGCTGAACCCGTTTCTGATGCCGAACAAACGTCAGAGCAGACTGCCGCCGACAAGGCCGCTGCCAAAGAGGCTTTCCGTCGCCGCAAGGCGGAACGTGAAGTTTCGGCTACAGCGCAGGAACTTGCCGAACTTCGCGCACAGGTCCGTGACCTTTCTATAGCCAGAGAGGCCGCTCAATCATCGCCTGCCGCCGAAGCGCCGAAGCGCCCAAACCCGGCTGACTATGATCTTGGCCGCTGGGACGCCAAATACGAAACGGATCTCTCTGCCTACTTGGACGCCCGCGAGCAGCACATCCTTACTCAGGCTGAAGCGAAGGCGTTTGAAGCAACGCGGGAACTGACAGATCGCGCCAGCCGAAGCCAAGAATTGCACAGCTTAGAGCAAACCGCGCACGCTGTTGGCGAAAAAGGGGTTGCAAAGTATCCCGATTTCGAAGAATCTGTGCAGGACGCTCTCGAAGCGATGCCCCCGGCACCGGAGGCTCTAAAAGAATTGGTGCAGCTTCCGAATGCGGAAGACGTTTTTTACCATCTCGCTCAACACCCCGATGAGCTTGACAAGATTACGGCACTTACGCCGATGGGCCAGGCCCTTGAGTTCGGGAAAATTTCTGCCCGTTTGGCGTCAAAAGCCAAGGTGGTGCAGAACGTAACACAAGCAAAACCATCGCCGCAGCAACCTCGTGGTGAAAGTGGAAAGTTTACCTCGCAAGGTGACGCCAACTACGACAAGCTGCTCAAAGCCTCCCGCAATCCTTGGAAGTAAGAAAACATGACTACAGCATATCCCCAACTCGCACTCGTCACAGACGCTATCTGCGCCTCTATGGAGAACAGCCTTGTTGCCTCCAAACTGATGCGCTGGATGGACCGTGGCACGAGCAAAATCGGCCCGCTCAACCGCTTTCAGGTTATTGAGCGCGTTCCGCCTCGCTACAACTCGCGCCGCACGACCGGCGCTGTTGTTGACCTCTCTGCGGCCAAGCAAAGCACCAACGTCGGCGCAGAAATCTTCCAACTCAATTCGCTGATTGGCTATGACTTCTTCGACGAAGACTTCAGCCGTATCCGCGATATCGACCAGGCAATGCGTGATGAGCGCCTTCAGTCCATTGGCCGCAATGCCGGTGAAGACGTTGACGCTGACGTTCTCGGATTTGTCACGCGCGCCGGTAACAACCAGACCGGCACAAGCGGCACCGCAGTCAACTCGATTGAAGCCCTTCAGAACGCCTATGTCCGCATGAAGGAAGAGGGCGTCGCGGATGGCACCATCATGGGTGTTCTTTCCTACTCGGACTACCCGGCCCTGTCGAAGTATCTGCTCGAAACCGTTCGCGCCAACACGTCTACCCAAGAGACCATCCTTGGAACGCTTGACGGCTCGATCAAAGACTTGCTCGGGATGAAGCTGATGTTCACCCAGCAGCTTCCGGTCACAACCGCTGGCACCCGCACTAACGGCGCGGTCAACGGCGCATCGCAAAACGTCAACTACTCGGCTGTTTCGCAATCGACCACCACCAACGGCAACTTCCTGACGCAGACGATCTCTGCCGATGGCTTCGGCGCCAGCGCAACCATCGAAGACGGCGCAATCTTCACGATTGCTGGCGTCAACGCATGGGACAACCGCAAAGGGGCCTCCATTGGTCGCCTCCAGCAGTTCCGCGTCGTGGGTTCCTACACTGCCACCGTAGGCGGCGCTGTTGTGGCTCTCCGCATCTTCCCGGCGATCATCGTGCAAAACACGACGCTCACTGGCGATCTGGGCGTCAACAACGCACATGCCACCGTCGATGCCGCACCGGCTGACAACGCTGTCATCACCTTCCTGCAAGGAGCCAGCACCTCGCACCTCGTTCGTGCGCTGATTGCTCGCGATGCAGTCCGCGTCGAGACCGCCACTCTGGAAAGCCTGCCTTCGGGAGAAAACGCCAGCCGCAAGATGAAGGGTTGCCCGCTCACTCTCCGCTCGCACCGTTACTCGAACGGCGACACTGGTGTCGTGTCCACTCGCTTCGACACGGCCTACCAGACCAACGTGGAGCCTTATGGCCGCTGCAAGATCGTCCGCGTCAACGGCGCGTGATCTGGCCTCACATTGATTGACTTGGCCCCGGCGTAGAAATATGCTGGGGCCAATCTTTTTGGATCAGAAGTCATGGCTCTCCAGACCTCCGACATTGCAATTACGCCGTCCCAAGGCTGGGTTCTGCTTGCGACTAATCCCGTAACGCTGATTGTTCGGAACCGTGATAAGAAGCCGTTTCAGGTTGCCATACTGGCAAGCCCCGGAACACCAACGGACGCTCAAGGGGTTGTCTTTAGCTCCTATAGCCAGGCTGACGGACACATTGTCCAGATTGATCCGGCGCCTTCTGGCGTGTATTACTTACGCGCACTTGTGGACGGCGCGGCTGGCGAGTCAACGAAGTTCGGTTTTCTGTCCGACGTTGCCGTTGTCTTCGGCATTACCGTTGACACAACAGCAATTACCGTGGATACAACTCTTACAACCTGTGACGCGACTTAGGGTTTTTCATGGCACGTCAGAACATCAACGTAGGTGCAGTGGCAAACGACGGAACCGGAGATCCGCTCCGCACCGCCATGATTAAAGCCAATGACAACTTCATTGAACTGTATTCAGGTAAAGATGCTGTCACCGTCGCTAACTACGCCGCCCTGCCAGCCGCCGCGTCGCATACCGGCGAGCGTTGGTGGGTTTTGGCATCAACCGGCGTTTGGCTTGTTAACCGCAAGAACAAGGGCGCTTATTACAGCGATGGCACGGACTGGATTTACCTTGGCGACTTTCCGCAGTCCGCGTCCGAAGTCTCGAACACTCCCGCAGGCACCATTGCCGCAACGAATGTCCAAGACGCTATCAACGAGCTAGACGGCGACGTTGGTGCCCGCGCCCTGACGACACGTCAAATAAATTCCGGAACCGGCTTGAGCGGCGGCGGCGACCTTAGTGTAGATCGAACCCTGTCTCTCGCCAACACCACCGTTACCGCAGCCGCATACGGCTCTGCGTCAAGCGTCGCTACGTTTACAGTCGACGCCCAAGGCCGATTGACTGCCGCTGCCAGCACGGCGATTGCTATTGCCGGTTCAGCGGTCTCTAATACTCCGGCAGGCACCATTGCTGCGACAACAGTTCAGGCCGCAATCGACGAATTAGACAGCGACCTTACCGCCCAACGCATTTTCATTGGCACTTCCGCCCCAAGCCCAGCAGTTTACAAACTGTGGGTAGACACAAACTAGCGAGGACATACTATGGCTATCTCCACCCTTGACGAACTTCTGGCAGCTATGCGCGGCGGCAACTATCGTCTGCCGTTCAACAAAGCATCCATTTTGTCCCAAATTGCCGGTATCGACGCCTCCTTGTGGACTGCCGCCGGTTTTCCTGTCGCTGGCGCGATCCCCGGCGCTTTCGCAGTTTGCGCCAGTGGTCTCGCAGGCTCCCTACCTCTTGCCGCCCGATCCGGCGCTCAAAACCGAATTATCTCCCGCATGGCAGAGGCTCTGTCAACCGTAAACGCCTCGCTCCTTATTGAAGACCGCCTTGGTCACATGGGTGGCCTTAACGGCACATTAACTACCGCGCAAGCTGCTAACGCCAATATTCACGCCAACATAGGGGTGAGCAACCTTGCGCAGCGTATCGGTAACGCAGACTACTCTGAAATCGAATGGTTTCTTGAGTTTTACACGGCAACCGGCGCAACCTCCGTTACGCCTACTGCCCAAGTCACCTTTAATGATGCCACTACAGGCAGCGTAAACATTAACAATCTGGGCGCTACTACCCTGCCCGCAACTGTCTCCGGCGCCCGCCGATATAAGCTGTCGCCAACTAACGGTAAATACATTCGCTCTGTTGATACAGTGACGCTCTCTGCCACAACAGGAGCCGCCGGGAACTTCGGTGTAACTGCCGTCAGGAATTTAGCGACCTGCCCGTTTGTCGGTTCAGCCGCCAGCCAGCAGCTTGCCTATGATGTCTGGGCTTTGAATGCGCCAGAGATTTACGATAGCGCCTGTATTTCGTTTGCGATCAATTGCGCAACGACAAGCTCTGGCACCTTGAGTGGGGCTATCCAGCAATCGGTGAACTAAATGGGCCTACGCGATCAGCGCATAATCCGACCGAACCCGGCGAAGAGTGGGCAATACGCTTCTCGCTATGAGTGGTTCAATATTGGAAGGAACAAGGACTTTCTCACCGATAACTACTTTGTGGCTCCGGCTGCGGGTGGTGGTAATATCAAGGTGGAGATTTCCGGTTCCTACCAAGTAAAGCCGGTGAAATTTCATGACGGCGTTGGCTGGGTCACAAAGCCCCTGAAATGGCATAACGGAACAGCATGGGTTGCGACGACCAACTAACGAAAAGGGGTTTCAATGGAAAGCAAATATCAAATTGGCTCTGTAGTTTATGTGGTTTTTCCGCTTTACGACGGCAATGAAGCATTTGAAGTCCTGGGAATCCAAGGGGTCTCGTCTGACGGGGAGATTGCTGATGGCGTTGAAATTGCTGTTGCGGGCTATCAGTATTTTGTTGGCGAAACCTGTTTTGCAGAAAAGTTTTTGACACCTTAGCGTCTGGCACAACAGGCAATTGACTTGTTTTTTGTTTTGCGCTAATTTTTAGTTCCAGTTCTTAAGGAAGCAACCAATGGCCCTTACAACCTCAAGCGTTTCGATCACGCCGATCACTAGCTGGCAACTCGTTGCTACAAACCCGAACTACCTGCAAATCCGCAACCGGACGAGCCGCCCCTGGCAACTTGCAGTGACTTCTGGCGCGGTTCCGACAAGCGAAACATCTGTGCTGTCGTTCAATCCGCAGGTTCAGAACGACGGACACGTCTTTAC